CTAAAACCGGCCCTTTGCCCTTTAATGTTGAATACACACTATCAGTTCTCCGTTGTAAAAAACGTGAGTTGTCAGCCGCTGAAAAAGCATTAGCAGAAGCCGCTGAAGATATTGATACTAAGTATCCGCGTCCTACAGCCGAGCAGGTTAAAATAGCACTTGAAAAGATTGTTTCAGGAGCTACAGAAGACGAACCTACCGCAGCAGAAAAAGAAGCAATTAACGATTTAGCTTAAGTACTTACAGCCCCACATAGAATAAATACTAGTGGGGCTATTTCCATTGGAGAGAAAATGAAAACAATTGATTTAATTAAAATGCTTCAAGTAGCTATGATAGATCATGAAGCATATGGAGGAGAACTAGGAGAGCATGAAGTGTATATAGATATATATGACCCAGAAAAGCGTGAATATCTAGGTATTTCACCAGATATTCATCTTGAATATACTGTGGACGGAGTATACCCTATTTTAGCCCCTAAAAGAAGTGCAGGATGGTATGCACTACATGAAGCATGAAATTACTATGCTCAGCGGATTATCACATAAAGCTAAATACTAAGAATATTCCAAATGAGTGGGCTAAGAGTAGGTTTCATAAACTTTTTGATATGTTAAGTTTACTAGAGATAGATAAAAAGATTGATCTACACTTAGTAATGGGGGACTTCTTCGACCGTAGTCCCTCACTTGAGGAATTGGAGCTATACTACGAATTTGTAGCAACTAGACAAGTTGCTACCTTTATAATTCCAGGTAATCATGAGGCATTGAAAAAGAATACAACCTTTCTCACATACCTCAAATCTATATCAAGTAAAATAAACCCAAAAGTTAGAGTAGTAGATGACTACTATTCTTTAGAGAATATAGATTTTATTCCCTATAATAAACTAAAAGAATACGCCCCTAATGATTTAGACTTTCATGGGGATATATTAATAACTCATGTACGTGGAGATATTCCGCCCCACGTAAAAGCAGAAATAGACCTGTCCTTATTAGATAGATGGAAAGTAGTATTAGCAGGAGATTTACATAGTTATGAAAACAGTCAACGAAATATTTTATATCCTGGTTCACCCGTCACCACTAGTTTTCATCGCAGAAACGTTAGCACTGGAGTTATTCTGTTTGATACTAATGATTTATCTCATACATTTCTTCCTTTAGACTTACCTCAGCTAATTCGTAAGACTATTCAGGCAGGAGACGCTATGCCTAAGACTAGTCCAGATCATACAATTTATGAAATTGAGGGTGATATGTCTCAGCTTTCAGAGGTTGAAGATCATGAACTTATGGATAAGAAAGTAGTAAAGCGTAGTATAGATACTGCATTAATCCTATCCCCCGAAATGAGTATAGAAGAAGAAGTAACAGAGTACTTGCGCTATGTACTGATGTTACCAGATACAACAATAAATGAGATAATGGGAATTTTTAATGATTACTCTAAAGAAGTTAAAATGGGATAATTTATTTTCCTATGGTACAGGAAGTGAAATTATCCTAGATAAAGACTTAATAACACAGTTAGTAGGTAAAAATGGGCATGGAAAATCTTCCATTGCCCTTATACTTGAAGAGGCTCTTTTTAATAAAAACTCCAAGGGTATTAAGAAAGCAGATATACTTAATAGGCATATCAAAGATAAAAGTTATAGTATAGAACTACAATTTGAAAAGGATGGGGATTTCTACGAAATAAAGACTAATAGAGGCTCTACACAGACTGTCTCCCTGGCAAAAAATGGAGATAATATTAGTGCCCATACTGCTACAGCAACTTTTAAATTAATTGAGGAAATTATAGGTTTTGACCATAAGACCTTTACTCAACTAGTTTATCAAAGTTCTAGTGCTTCATTAGAGTTTTTAACTGCTACAGATACTAATAGAAAAAAGTTTCTTATTGATCTTCTTAGTTTAACTAAATATACAGAAGCCTTTGAAGTATTTAAAGGCTTATCTAAGAAACTCTCTGAGGATGTATTAGTAGTTGAAACAAAATTTAATACTACACAGGCTTGGCTAAATAAACATGCTAAAGAAGATTTAACTCCTAAGAACTTAGTAGGTATTCCAGTATGGGAAGATGATCCAGCCCCTACTGTTGCTAAACTATATCAAGAACTAGCTTCTTTAGATACTACTAATAAAAAGATCTCTAAAAATGAAATATATAAGAAGCAGTTTTTAGCATTAGATGTATCTAGTATATCTAAAAATATAGAAACTAAATCGGATAAAGAGTTAGTAGGTGAATTAGCAGTAGCTAAACAAAATATTAGAGTAGCTGAGGCATTTATTACTAAAGTGGCTAAACTTAATGGAACTTGTCCTACTTGTTTACAAGAAGTAGACTCTAATAAGTTAGAGGAGTTAATAAATGAGCAAGATAATATTAAAGCAGTGGCTTCCAGCAAGATATCGGAGATCAATACACAAATTGCTGAAATTGCTGCAATTAATAGGGAGGCTGAAAGAGTCTCAAAAATTAAGTCAGACTGGGAAACTTTACACTCTTTAATAGACCATACTCTACCCACTGAAACACTAGACGTAAATGCTATAGATAGTAGGATTTTTGTACTTAAAGCGGAACTTGAACGTAGAGAAGAAACTTTAGAAAAAGCATTAAAAGAACAGACTCTAGTAACTGCACATAACTCTAAAGTTAAAGTAATTAAAGAACAAATAGAGCAAATGTCATCAGAAATCAAAGTATATTCTGATGAACTAGATACCCTTACTAAACGCCTGTCTTTATTACAGATTCTACAGAAAACCTTTAGTACTAACGGTTTAATAGCTTATAAGATAGAATGTCTAGTCAAGGACTTAGAAGTTTTAGCTAATGAGTACCTTACTGAAATTTCTGCTGGTAGATTTCAGTTAGCTTTTAAAGTATCTACTGGAGATAAACTCAATGTTATAATTACTGATAACGGTAAAGATATTGAGATTCTAGCCCTCTCCGGAGGAGAAAGGGCTAGAGTTAATACTGCTACACTTCTTGCAATTCGTAAACTTATGCAGTCTCTATCTAATGCAAGAATTAACCTACTTATATTAGATGAAACAGTAGATAGTTTAGATGCAGATGGCAAGGAAAAGTTAATTGAGATTCTATTGAAAGAAGAACATTTAAATACTTTCTTAGTATCTCACGGATTTACTCATCCTTTACTAGAAAAAATAACCGTAGTAAAAGAAAATAACTTATCGAGGCTAGAATGAACCATATAGATAAAGTAAAGTGGGTAAAGTACTACTGTCCTGCGTGTCAGAACTTAGTATTAAGACCTAAAGGTAAAAAATTAATTAAAAGCTGGTGTGAAAAAAATGGTATGTATACTAAGTTACAAAGACCGGAGAAACTAAATGGATGAAGCATCAAAAGCAATGAAACGTAGAGGAATAGCTTTTAATAATACGTTGTTCCCAGGAAAAGGAATAGATATTGGAGCAGGTCCAGATTGTATATCTAAATTTGGGTATGATGCTTATGATTGGGATATGAAAGATGGGGATGCACAGTATCTTGCGACTTTAGCAGATGGATCTCAAGATTTTGTACATAGTTCGCATTGTTTAGAGCATATGGTTGACCCTAAAGTAGCGATTAAGAATTGGGTTAGAGTATGTAAATCTGGGGGTTATGTAGTAGTAACTATTCCAGACGAAGAACTATATGAGCATAATATGTGGCCTTCTAAATTCAATGGAGATCATAAGTGGTCGTTCAGGGTATATAAAGGAACCCCAAAGCTTCCTAAGTCCCTTACAGTATTTGACCTAATGAAAGTAATTTGGAAAGATACAGAAATAGTATCTATTAAACGTCTTGAGGGCGGATTTGATTTTAGTTTGGCTAAGCATATAGACCAAACTGGGCCAGTAGACGGTCCAGAGTGTGCTATAGAGATTATCCTTAGAAAGTATTGATATGATTCTTAAAAGTGTAAATACTCCTATTGATCTTAATAAAGGTAGGTTTCCTATGACTTCTGTTGAATTAGCAGAAGCAATTAGAATAGCTTACTTACTAATACTTCAGTATACTGGGGAGGTAAGCGAACATAAAAGGAATTCTAAAGTAAAAGAAGCTATGGAAAATACTTTAATTAGTCTATTAAATACTCAAGCTAAAAGAGCAGAATTAATATGGTAGATTCAAGACAGAAGGGTGCGCGAGCAGAAGCAGATATAGTAAAACTTCTATCTGAGCATACTGGATTAAGTTTTAAACGTATACCTATGAGTGGTGCATTGGATGCTGCTCATGGGTTAAAAGGGGATGTATATGTTCCTAATTCATTAAACATATACTGTATAGAAGTAAAACACTATAAGGAGGATCATTTGACAAGTAAAGTTCTTACAGATAAAACACCTCAAATTCAAGTTTGGTGGGAACAAACTATTAGGGAATCAGCACAGATTAGTAGAAAACCTTTACTAATATATAAGTTTGATAGATCTAAGATATTTTGTGCCTTTAAAGATATGCCAATGTCTGACGAGTATAACTGGATGTTACTACATTTTAATAATCATGAGTTCTATACATCTAAATTATCAGATTGGCTTACCTATGAAAAACCGAGGTTTGTATGAGTAAAGATTTCAAATATATGGCAGAAACAAATGAAAGCACTTTAATGATAGTGGACTCCTTGAACCTAGCTTTTAGATATAAGCACGCTAAGTCAGCTCAATTTGTTGATGATTACATTAAAGTAGTAGACTCACTAAAAAGGTCATATAAAGCATCTAAAGTTATTATTGCTTGTGACCAAGGAAGTAGTTCTTACCGTAAAGCAATATACCCTGAGTATAAAGCTAATAGAGAAGAAAAGTATAAAGACCAAACCCCTGAAGAAGCGCAGGAATTTGAAGAGTTTTTTCAAGAGTTTAATAATACCTTACTTCAGCTTAGTACTACAGAATACCCCGTTATTAAATTTAATAAAGTAGAAGCAGATGATGTAGCTGCTTATATAGTTAAAAAGATACGCCATTATCCAAGTATTACAGATATCTGGTTAATTTCCTCTGATAAAGACTGGGATTTACTAGTAAATGATCATGTATCTAGATTCTCTTATGTTACTAGAAAAGAAACCAGAGCAGATAACTGGCATGGACAATATGACTATGACCCTGAAGATCATATTAGTATTAAGTGTCTAATGGGGGATACTGGTGATAATGTAAAAGGAGTAGAAGGAGTTGGACCCAAACGTGCCCATGACCTAATTAAGGAATATGGGAGTGCGTTTGATATTGCAGCGTCTCTACCAATTAGTAGTAAATATAAGTATATTCAATCATTAAATAAGTGTAAAGATTTAATTCTACTTAACTATCAGTTAATGGACTTACTAACTCACTGTGATGAAGCTATCGGAGAAGAAAATACTAAAGTTATTGATAATATTTTAAAGGAGTATCTGGGATGACCTATATTTACTACTGTCCTTGCTGTAGTAATAAAGTAACTGTAGAAGTAAAAAGTAGTGAAAAACCTCCAGTAATTAAATGTGTAAACTGTGGAGTACCTAGAAAGAGAACTTTAACTTGGGGCAGTATCCCTATGGTGATGAAATGAAAAGACAAATTGAAATTAAACTTTTAAATAAAAATGCACGAATTCCTACATATGGAACAGTTGATTCTGCGGGAGTAGATTTAGTAGCTTGTATTGAAAATGAGCGAGATGTATACCCTGGAAATGCTACCCTAATCCCTACTGGAATAAGTATTAATATGCAATCAATCCCAGAAGA